GTTAAATTAGTTGAACCCGCTGGTTCTCGTAAAGACCGTTATACTTCTGTAAGTTATATGAATTATTATATAAGTTTAATGGATACAGACTTGTTGAGAGATAAATATTCTTTGTGGGATGATGAAATGGAATTCTTGGGGACCACATTTGTTGTGAATGGAGGTAGGCAATGACAGATAATACAGAAATAAAGGATAATGGAGAAATCTTACTTGATGAACAAACCGTGTGGGACATCATAGAATTCGCTCGTGGCTATACAAGTTATCTAAATCCAGATTTAATATCTTCACGGATGAGAGATATAACTCTCAACCCGATGGCTGCTACCGAAGACACTCTTAATCAAGCATTAACTAATCCTAAAGATAATGAATTGCAACTTCGTGGTTTTTCACAAGATTTTGAAATGAAATCAATGGTTTATAAGCGTCTTATTACTTATATGGCAGATATGCTTGCATTTGATGTTACTTATACATCCGACGCTGAACCAAAGGACTATGATACTCCAAAGTATAAAAAAGATTTAAAAGCGGTAGAAGATGTTCTCGATAAATTTGCTTATAAGAAAGAACTAAGCGTTGCTGTTAAACAAATGGTTAGAAATGATGCTTATTTTGCTTGTATTCGAGATTTAGGAAATGCTATTATATTACAAGAACTTCCTGCTGATTATTGTAAAATAACAGGAAGGTGGGAGGGTGGTTTCTTATTCAGTTTTAATATGTATTGGTTCTTATTGTCTGGTGTTGACATTAATATGTATCCAGATTTCTTTAAGAAGAAATATAGAGAGATATGGATAAATGGAAATGCACCAAAACCATATATTCCTTCTATGTCGCCTGAATTAAGAAGTTCTACATGGATTTATTGGGTTGATGTACCCATAGATGTAGGAGTATGTTTTAAGTATTCTCCTGAACTTGCAACCAGATTGCCGTATTTTACTCCTTTATTTAGTGACTTGATTTTACAGGCTTTAATGCGTAATTTGCAAAAAAGCGCAAGCATGGCTGCGGCAAGTAAAATGATTGTTGGACAAGTACCAATGCTCAATAGGGATATAAAAGCAACAGTAAAAGATAGTATAGCTATTAGCCCTGATTTGTTAGGAAAATTCATGGCGTTGGTTAAAAGCGCCATTAGTGAAGCTATAAAAGTTGCGGCTGCGCCTTTGGAAGATTTAAAAGGTATCAGTTTCGATTCAGAAAACGAACTATATGATAGCTACTTAAAAACAACATTGGCTTCTAGCGGTGTAAATACGAATTTAATATTTACAAGCGATATTAAACCAAATGTACTTGAAACACAATTAAGTTTAAACGTTGATGAGCAAATGATGATAGCATTATATGACCAGTTTAATATCTTTTTAAATTATCTTGTAAATAAATTTACAAAATCGTTTAAATTTAAATTTACTTTTGAAGGTACACAATTCTTCTTAAATAGACAACAAAGATTAGAAGCAGTAATGCAGTTGTTTAATGTTGGAATTATTTTACCTCAAAAAATTAGTGCGGCGATTGGAATGAAACCCCATCATCTCAGAAAACAAATGGAAGAAGCAAAAGCAACTGGCTTCATGGATTTGCTTTCTCCTCCTGCTCTCGAAGGTCAAAAACAAATAGCAGAAATAACTGGTAAACAGCAAATGGATTTAGCTGAACAAACCGCTAAAAATCAAGAAAAGATTGCAGAAAAACAAGCTAAATTAAATCCAAAACCTGTGGTTCCTGCGATTAAACCTCCCCCCGAAAAAGAAGGGAAAACTACTGCTACGGGACAACCTGCACAAGCGGGTAGACCAACAAAGTCCGTATCAGAAATCAGCGAAGAGACTGAGCAGACAAGAACGGAAGGTACTAATATTTCTCGTGGAGGAAAAATTAATTAATTAAAAATGGGTAAATAGAAATTGACTTATAAACAATTTCGAAAAACGTTCCTTAGCGTCTTTTACCCATTAAAAATATAAGGAATCGTTTTTAAGGAGACGAAGATGAGCAGACATATAAAAGATTTAACTGGACAAAGATTCGGCAAGTTGATTGCAAATCATCAATCCGGAAGAACAAAAACAAAACAAATTATTTGGAATTGCGTATGTGATTGTGGAAAAGAAATAGAGGTTCGGTCCACAGATTTATCAAGCGGACATACTAAATCTTGCGGGTGTTATAATATAGAAAAAATAAGCGAAAGAAGTTTAAAAAACTTAATCGGAAAAAGATTTGGAAAATTAGTTATAAATTATCAATCCGGAAGAACGGAAAAAAAACAAGTTATTTGGAATTGTATATGTGATTGTGGTAATATGATTAATATAAAATCCACATATCTTTTGAACGGAGATACAAAATCCTGCGGATGTCTCTCAGAATCACTTATTGCCCACGAGTTAAAAAAATATTTTGTAGAAAATAATAATGCTAAAATAGAGTATAAAATTTTAAAGAATCCGGATACAGGTTGTTGGCTTCCTTATGATATTTATATTCCCAATGGAAAAAATCTATTAGTCAATGGTGTATATATTGAAATAAACGGAGAGCAACATTACACTCTAAATAAATGGCATGAACGACAAGCAATAAATAAAAAAACAAGTTCGGCAATAGAATTCGAATATCAAAAAGAAAAAGATAAACTAAAAAAGAAATTTGCCAAAAAAAACGGAATATATATAGAAATCGATTTAAGTAAAATAAAAACAATTAAAGAAGCAATAATTTTTATTGAAGAAAATCTCTGAATCTATGAAGATAGTTAGAAATAAACAGAGAGAGGAGGTAAAATATGACATTAATCAATGAAAGTTTAAGAAACGCATTATGTGAGCAAATTGGGCATGAATTTTACAACGCAAATCTTTACATATATTTTTGTGCGTTTCTTAGAAATAAAGGTTTGGACAATCTCGCAAAGCTTTTCGAAGGACAACACGAAGAAGAGACGGGTCATGGTAAAGAATTTGTAAGTTTACTCACCGATTTGAATGCAGATGTATTTATTCCTGAAATCGATGAAATAAATATTCAAATTATTTCCATTGTTAGTTTAGCGCAACTTTATTTAGATAGAGAAATACTCACAACAACAAGTCTCGGGGAAATTCTTAAACTAGCAATAGATGATAATAACTATGTGGTTGAACAAAAAATGCGTGAAATGATTGCTAAACAACAAAAAGAATACGAAGAAGCTACTACTTTTCTAGATAACGCTATTCTTTGTGGAGATGATTGGTGGAAAGTAAAAGTTTGGAGCGATTCTTTAGGATAATATTATGATAACCGGAATATATTGCATAGAAAATATTATAAATAATAAAAAATATATTGGAAGAGCAATAAATATAAATAAAAGATTCTGGAAACATAGAAGTTATTTAAGAGCCGACATACATCCAAATAGACATCTTCAAAATTCATGGAACAAATATGGAGAAAACAATTTTTCTTTTTCTATAATAGAAAAATGTGATAAAAATATATTATCAGAAAGAGAAATATTCTATATATCCTTATTTGACACTAGAAGTTTTGGTTATAATATGACAGACGGCGGAGAGGGGATTCTAGGTTATAAACCTTCCGAAGAACAATTAAAGAGGATGTCGGAACTTCAAAAAGGAAAACGACATACCGAAGAAACCAAAAAGAAAATATCAGAAGCTAATAAAGGAAGAGTTGTTTCCGATGAAACAAGAAAAAAATTAGCTGAAGCTAGTACAGGAAGAATTTTTTCGGAGGAAACAAGAGAAAAATTATCTAAAATAGGAAAAAATAAAACAATGTCTGTTGAATCTAGAGAAAAGATATCTAACGCTGGAAAAGGAAGAATTTCTTGGAATAAAGGTAAAAAAGCATCAGACAAAACAAAAAAGAAAATGTCTGATGCTCATAAAGGAAAAAATCATCATTTTTATGGAAAACATCATTCGGAAGAAAGTAAAAAGAAAATATCAGAAGGAAAAAAAGGAAAAGTTCCTTGGAATAAAGGTAAAAAATTTCCCAAGGAGGATAAACATATGTCATGATTACTAATGTTGAAATAATTCAAGATAAGTACGTTTGTAATAAAAGAATTGCGGAATATTTAATGTTTAAATGCAATCTTCCGCTCTTGGGGTTTGACAAAACCTGCTACTATTTTGCTAATACTGAAAAATTAAAAGAGGCAATAAAAAATATACCCTTGGGTTTAAAAATATTGTCTATCATAACAGAATGGATATAATAAAAATATTAATAAGATATTAGAAGAAGTTTTATTCTTCCGTATCTGAGAGGAGGTTAAATTTGATAAAAAAAATTAGTTTCGCTATTGAAAACGCCGAAATGATACAGGAAAATCCCGATTCAAAGTTTGCATTGCTCTCTCTTGATTTTTTTGCTTCAGGAGATAATCTTCATGATATGTATGTCTCTGAGGAAACATTGCTGCGTACAGCAGATACTATCAAAAACTGTCCTCTTGTTTGGAAGTATGATAAAGCTCTCAACGATGCTTGGACCCATGACGAAGAAGAAAGCCCTTGCGGTTTTGTACCAGAAAGTTCTACAATTACAAGCAAAAAACTGGATGACGGAAGAACAATGTTGTCAGCTATAGCTTATGTGTGGAAAAGATATACTGGTCCATTATTAAGTTTCTTCAAACGAGATGGCGGTAAAAAACCTGTTAGCGTAGAAATGAGCGTATATGAAACTCAACCAAAAGGGGATAAGACCGAGCTTCTTGATTTTAGATATGAAGGTATAACTGTTTTAGGAAGTTATGTTACTCCCGCTATACCTTTAGCCAATGCTACTGTTTTGTCTTTTGCGGAAGAATATGAAAAAGATTTAGAAAAAGAATTTTCTTTTACTGAAATTATAATTCCTATCAAAATAAGAGATAATGCAGAAAAAGGTCTTGAAATTCGTAAAGAGGAGGGAGGCGGTACATCTACAAGTGTCGCTTTTGCTCGTTATTTGACTAAAAATAAAATAATAACTCCCGAAAAAGTAAAAGAAATCAATAATTATTTTTCCACACACCAAAACAATGAAACCGTTGATTGGTTACTTTGGGGTGGAGATTATGGTAAGGAATGGGCAGGAAAAATGGCAGAAAAAATTAATAACAATGAAATTGTTACATTCCCTTATAAGTCAAAAACAGATATAAATCCAGCCTTAAAGGGAATAGACCCTCCAATTTCTCTTGCTCAAGCTAACGCAATTGCTAGACAAGCAGATTCAATCGGTGTAGACAAAGAGAAAAACGGTTGGGCTATTGCAATTAGTTCGTTTAGAAAAACTCATCATGTAGAAGACGGAAAATGGGTTAAGAATGTTGGCAGTACAGCTAAAGCTTCAGAAGATTCTGATAATTCCGATTTAAAAGATTGGGAATATTGGGAAGAGATTGTTGAAGAGGATTTTGCTGCCGAAGATATGGGTAAGGGTGAAGCAATACAAGTTAATAAGTCGGAAGACGCAGTTTCAAATACCGCATGGGGGAGTGTTGATAAAACCTCGCTAATGCACAAAGTTTTAAAAGCTTCTAATTATAAATCCCTTGTCCATGATGTATATTTGGTTGTTGATTCGGGTTGGGAAGAGCACCCAAGTTCGAGTTTACATTATCCCGTTATGCAAATAGTGGATGGGAAAGCGGTTTATAACAGAAGTGGATTATCTGCTGCTCTAGGTAGAGCACAAGGTCAAAATGAAACTGGTGTTGTAAGCAAATTGAATGGTCTCTATAAAAAATTGGGACTAGGAGAAAGCAATACTGTAAAAGCGTCTGCGGACGATACAGAAGATTTTGTTAAGGAGGAAACTATGACTGAAGAAGAAAGAATTGCTGCTGAAAAAGCAGAAGCAGAAGCAAAAGCTAAGGCGGAAGCAGATGCAAAATTTGCTGCTGAAGAAGCAGAAGCAAAAGCTAAAGCAGAAGCAGATGCAAAATTTGCTGCTGAAGAAGCAGAAGCAAAAGCTAAAGTAGAAGCAGATGCAAAAATGGCTGCCGATTCAAAGGTTGCTGCTGAAAAAGCAATAGCCGAGAAGATGGCTGCCGAGGAAGAAGCAAAAGCTAAAGCAGAAGCAGAAGCAAAGAAAAAGTTGGAAGAGGAAAAGAACAAGAAGAAATTCGAATTCCCACTTGAAAAAATGCAAGAAATGTTCTCCGATGATGACGACGAAGATGATGTGAAAATGGCTAAGGCAGAGATTGCTAAAGGCAAAGAAGCAGATTTCGGAATCGTTATGCAGGGCGCATATGCCAAGATGTGCAAAATGGCTAAGGTTATTGAAAAAATGACCGAGGACAAAAAGGCATATATGGCAGAAAACGAAGAACTGAAAAAGTTCAAAGTAGACTTAGAGGGTCAACAGAAAGAGTTTGCAGTTAATGAAACTTTAAGAGACCTTTCGGTGTCTGTTTATCTTCCCGACGATGTTAAAGCAGAAATGAGGGCTGATGCCGAAAATTATACTTTAGCAAATATCGAAGCGTGGAAGAATGCTTGTAAAGCAAAATCCTTCGATTTTGCAATTAGAATGCCCCAAAACAAGGGTGTTATAGAGGTTGGACTACCTTTTGGTGGTTCAACAAAGAAACCAAAAAGCCTGTGGGATTAATACCAAGGCAAATATCAATTTTATTTAAAAACAGGAGGTTTTTATTATGGCTTATCACAGTGTTTTAATTCCATCAGCAATTGCAGCAATGAATATCGATTCTTTAAACAGAAGCGTTATGAGTGCGTCCGCAGTTGATAATGGTAATGTTTTTACAATGGGTGCGGAGTACACTTCGGGTAGTTTAACAGAAGTTTTCGCAATCACCCAACCAGCCGCAGGTTCAGCCGCAGGTTTATGGATGGCATATTCTGGCGACGAAATCGTTGTTACCGCTGCAAAATATAAGGGCATTGACCCTGACCCACGTAATTTCTTCAATGCGGCAGGCACAGTATTTTCTGCCTTCAAGCCTCAAATTGGAGATATTATCGTGCTTACAGCCGATGCGTTTTCAAATTCATTCTCTAGCAGCACTTATGCTGTTAATACAGGAAGTGAATTCAGGTTGCATTGGGAAACGGCTGCAGCTTCGTCTGGTCTATGCTATAAATATATTGGTACAACATATATTTCCCTTGCAACAGGCGCTATTGACGACCAACGTGAAACAGCTTACAAGCTAGAATGCACCCAAATATAATTTTGGAAAAAAGGAGATATATATACTATGAAAATCCCAAATCAAGTACTTTCATTCGCAGGTGAACAGAACTTAACTGTTTACAAAATGTTCGTTGATTATTGGAACCATTATCGTGCTCTTAACGGTGCGAAAAATGTAGAATACCAACAGAACACAGTTACACCCGAAGGCGCTGTTGTTCCTCTTACCTTTTCAGAGAAAGAAGAAAAACTAAACGCAGCTTTAAAACGTGAAATTTTACGTGTAGCAGGGGTTCAAAATTTTGACCAGTTCTCTATCGAGACTTGGGCAAATCACCCCTCTTTAAAGTGGGCAACCTTCGCTGTTATTTCCGCCGTTATCGATATGATTCTTCCAGAAACCATCATTGACAGCATTGGAATTTATTCCGATGTTCGTACAATCGGTTGGGGAGACTCGGCATCATTTGATGTAAGTCCTCGTGACTTATTCATCGTTTCTAAAGCAGGTCGTAGCAAGAGAACAACCGAACTGCACAAGCAATTCAAAGGTCAGATTACCGTTATACCAGAGCCTCGTGAAATGACAGTATTTGTGTCATTAATGAAAGTTTTGGCAGGAAAAGAATCTTTGGCAGACTTTGTTATGAAGATGGTACGTTCATTCGAGACAGCTTTGGCTGTTGACGTGTACAATGCTTTCTATACAGCAATGGATGCTATTGATAGCACCGCTGATACTGGTTTGCTTGTAGCCGGATATACTCAATCCGAGTTTGTTCGTCTTTCACAGACCGTTGCTGCATGGAACGGTGGTTCAAAAGCTGTTGCTATCGGTACTCAACGTGCTTTGGCAAGCATTTTACCATCGAACGCCAACTATCGCTATGATTTCCAGAGCGAGTACGTAAAGGTTGGTTATCTACGTGACTTCCAAGGAACCGATATTATGGTACTCCCTCAGGTAGCTGATTGGCAGACCCCATTCGGTTTGAAACTCTCAGATTCTCGTATCTGGCTTGTTTCACCTTCGTCACAGAAAATCATCAAGGTTGTTTTGGAAGGTAATGTACTTTCATACACCAGCGATGTATATGCAAACGCTAACTTAGTTCAAACTTCAACTTTAATCAAGAGTTGGGGTACAGCCGTTGCTACAAATGCAGTTGCTGCAACTATTCAATTAGCATAATAATAATCTATTATAGAAGGGGCAAGGAGACTTGCCCCTTTCCTAAAAAATATTAAGGAGAAAAATGAACACAAAAACAACTAAAGCGCTTTCAGCCGACGAAAAAAAAGAAGTCGAAGAATTGAAAGCCAGATTAGCAGAACTAGAATCCTCCGATTCCGAAAAACCGGGAAAGGAACAGCGTATACAAGCTGAGAGAAGTAGAGTTTTGCTAGATGATTATGTCCCTGTTATGAGCCTTTTGCCTTACAAATTAAATTTGTCAACCAAGGAAGGTGGACAGGGAGATGTCAAGAAATTTACTAAATTTGGAGAAGTGAAAAACATTCTTTATAAAGATTTAGTAGATATCATAGAAGTTGACCGTAGTTTCATGGAGGCTGGATATTTTTATATCCTTGACCCCCTAGTTATACGCCAGCATGGACTGGATGAAACTTACTCCAAAATATTAACAAAGGAAAAAATAGACGAAATACTAAATAATGTAAACACAGAATACTGTATCGACCTTTATAATTCAGCCAACCCGGAACAACAGAGAGTAATTGTACAATTGCTCATTGAGAAGATAAAGACTGACCCCTCTTCTGTAAACTTGTACACGGTAGATAGAATCTCTAGATTATCGAAAATCGATATTACAAATAGAGCGGAAGACGAAAAGCTTTTGACAAAGGAATTGGCTGAACAAAATCAATAATAACAACAATAAAAAGGAGGTCAAATGGGTACTTCTTTAAGTGAGGTGTACGACTTTTTTATGATGACCGTCACAGATTATCGTTTAATAGACCTCTTTAACACATCGGTTCCAGATTTTGAAAATTATCTACAAGCGTGGTTAGATTATGCGATTGTAGATTTTTATGTGTGTGACCAAGATTTAAATTATGATGATACAACAAAAGAATTCCCCGCTGTTTTAAGCAGGGATAACAAAGTTATATTAGCCACTTTAATGATGAAATATTGGTTACAAAAAGCTGTAAATGATGTTACGCAATTTAATCTGCATATTACTGATAGAGACTTTAAAGTTGCTTCTGAAGCACAAAATCTAAGAGAAAAAACGAACCACTTGAATATGGTAAAAGAGCAATGCTCTCAACTATTACAAGATTATGCTTACAAGAAAAACGATTGGACCGACTGGTATAATCAAGAGTTTAGGGGAATGGTATAATGGATGCGCTGATTTCTCTAAACAAACCCGGAATTTATGCTATCGAGAATATTCTAAATCACAATATTTATATAGGACAAGCGTCCAATATAAGAAAAAGAAAAAATTTACATTTTCACAAACTAGCGAAAAATAAACATGAAAATTCTCATTTACAAAATTCCTTCAAAAAATATGGTGAAAAAAATTTTATATTCAAAATTCTACTTTATTGTGAAATTCCTGAATTAACTTATTATGAACAATCAATAGTAAACACTTTTAATCCTAATTCTTTATATAATATTAGATTAGAATGTGTTAATAGTCCCGTTGGAACTAAATTTTCCGAAGAGCGTCGAAATAAAGCAAGAGAATCTAGTAAAGGAAATAAAAATATGCTAGGTAAACATCATTCCGAAGAAAGTAAAAGGAAAATGAGTGAAAGCAGAAAAGGAAAAGTTTTTTCTAAAGAGCATAGGGAAAATATGGGAAAAGCCAAAAAAGGAATTCATTCTGGCAAAAACAACCCTATGTACGGGAAAACAGGAAAAGAAAATCCTTTCTATGGAAAAAATCATTCACAAGAAACCATAAAGATGATATCACAAGCTAAAAAAGAGTATTGGAAAAAAAGAAAAGAGGGGGTGTAAAATGGCTTATGAATATAAACACATTCCCGCCTCCATATATGCTGGAGCAAAAAAAGGAACTACTCCGAAAGACCAATATATCGAATTATTCCAAGAAACTCTTAATGAGCAATTCTATAATTCATCAGATTGGTGGACTATCGAAGAGGAAACTAGCATAGGTTCTGCAACATACCAAAACATAGATGTACGTGTAAACCATGTCATTAATGCCGAAACAGGTCTTAAGCTCGGGGATGATTGGAAAACAGTACTATTTCCTGATTTAAATCATCAACTTGATTTAGGAAGACGTTATAAGTTTAACGATAGTACATGGTTAATAATAAACATTGAAGTAATTAAGAATATTGCTGCAACATGTACCATTCGAAGATGCAATAACACTCTTAGATGGATTGATGAATCAACAGGAATTTATTATGAAGAACCCTGTGCTATTGAATATGAAGTAAAAGAACCTAGAGATTATATCACACAGGGTTCTCCTTTCCCGACTCCGGGTGGATTTTTAAAAATCTATACTCAATTAAATGATAACACTGGAAAAGTAAATGAAAACCAGAGATTTTTATTCGGAAATCCGGGGCACTGGACTTGTTATAAAGTAACAGGAACTGGTATAAACGATTTCACAAATGTAATAACATATGATAACAATAGTGCCCATATACTAACATTAGATATGAGTGCTAATTTTGTTAACGACGAACTAGATGATACCATTAATGGTATATGTGATGTTCATACAAATGTTTATAGAGTTACTTTGAGTAGCGGAAGTATATCAGGTTCTCCAACAGGAACCATGCAATTAAATGCAAGCATTATCTATAACGGGAATAGTGTTACAAGGGCAATGCAATGGGTAAGCTCTAACCCAACAATAGCTTCTGTTAGTGGAAGCAGCGGAAGTGCTCTTATTACTTTTAATACAAACGGAAATTGTACAATAACAGCATCCGTTTATGGTAATCCAGCAAGTGATACTTGTTGGATAACTGTCAGTGCTAGCCCAACAGTAAACAGGGAAATATTAATTAGCCCAAGCACAAATTATATCTTGGAAGGAAGCAATAGAACATATTCCGTTTATTTATATGAAGACGGTGCTAAATCATCTGGTTCATTTGTTATTACATGTAGTGGTAGCAATGTTCCTTCTAGCAGTTATACTTTTGTTCAAACTGATGGGAATCACTTTAAAGTTACAAATATACTAAAAGACTTAACATCTCACCTGACGGTACAATGCACAACTGGTTCTGTTGTAGCTCCAAAAGCGTTTGATATCTATCTGCGTGGGGCATGGCAGTTTGATACCGCATAAAGGAGAAACATATGACCGAAGTATTAACACAAGAGATTGGTACGATAGCCTACAATAATTTTCAGCATTTTAGTTTATTATCATACAATTGTATAAAATACATGATGGATAATAACGAACTTGTTTGGAAATTACTAAAATATACTAGCCCGGACGCTTGGAGTAAACCAGATTTAACCCAAGAAGAAAAAGGGGCTTTGATATATGCTGGACAACAGGATAGTTCAAAATATAATGTATTCATGGATGGAAAACAACCGGACGTTTTAGTAAATGAAATAACTATGGTTAGAATAATGCCACAGTATGCAGTAGGTCAAAATCGCACAATTGGTGTTATAGAGATAAGCATGGAAGTGTTTTCTCATTATAAAATAAATCATATGTCTAATTATACAACTAGAATTGATACAATTGCAGGAGAACTTCTTGCATTATTTAATGGTGTAAACGTAGGTACATTAGGTTTGATGGCTATCGATAGAATGATTGACCAGAGTTCTAGGCTGTTTCAGGCGGGTCAAATACCGTTCGGCGGTAAACAAATAATATTCGCAACTTACTCGGCATAAAAAAATGGACATTTTATATTATACTGTTTATGATTTACCTGTACCATATAGAAACATAAAAATATATCCGGTAACAGTAAAAGATTATTTGCTTTTTAATATTTATTCACAATGTTTGACTATAGATAAAAATAGTATTCCAGACCCTAAAATAATATCAATGACTTATCTGGAATATATCTTTCGTACTACCGAGGAAAATCCTATAGATTATCCTTATTTAATATGGTTCGATAGATTACTTCAAATGTGCCTTAAGGATGATAAAACATTTGAAAAAATAGAAGAAAGCATAAAAAGATATAAATATGATAAAAAGGGAAAACCCTATTTTACCATAGGTGATGAAACATATACCCCGGATGATTTTGATAAAATTAAAGAAATAATAGCAGAACAGAATCTAGTAGAGTTGATAGATGAAAATATATCAAAAGAAGTTAGAGATTCTTTAGAGGAAGCCAGAGCATTTAAAAGAAAATTATCTGGCGAGAAGACCGCATCCGTAGAGGATTATATAATCGCTCTTTCAATTACGACAGGGTTTGCTCTAGATTATATATACTCTTTAACAATAAGAAAATTCATAAAAAGCATAAGAAGAATGGATAATCTTATACACTATAAAATCTATTTGGCTTCATCAATGTCGGGGATGGTTGAGTTTAAAGATAAATCGTTTATTAAACATTGGTTAACAAGTTTAGACGATGAAAATAAGTACGAAGATGTTACTGTGGACTTGCAGGAAATGCAAGATAAAGTATCATTTGAAAGTGCTAAAAAATAGCATTTATTAAAAAATCAGGAGGTTTAAATTATGGCAATTAAAAAGTTTTTGACAAGTGTCGCTGACGTTTACGGTTATGACAATGACGACAATCTGCTTTTCGTAGCAAAGACACTGTTAGACAGTTCTATTGAAGTTTCTCTAGGTTCAGCGCCTGTACGTGGCGGACGTGGTAACCAGTTACTTTATACTTACTATCACACTGCGGAAATGAAGTTTAACTTAACAGAAGCACAATGGAACTTAGAGTTATTGGGAGCAACGGTTGGTACTGATTATCAACTTGGTAATTATTATGTACAAGAAACAGTACCAGTTACAACTAGTTCTGGTTCTGTTAGCGGAACACCGTTAGCTTTCACAGGTACTACCCTCTATGGTTGGGCAACTTCTCCTTTGGGTGTTACTCAACGAATTACGTTTTCGAGTGGTTCAGTACCAAGCTTTACTGTTACCGGGGCTGAAACAAGCGGAAACTGGTGTGTACGTTACTATACCGCAAATCTTAGCGCAGGTAAGAGTATTACTATCAAAGCAAGTATGATTCCTCAAGTACTAAAATTGGTTATGGAAACTCAGTTGAATTCTGCTGATGTTACCACAAACAAAATTGGTATGGTACAAATTATTGTACCAAGAGCACAGTTATCGGGTGCTTTCACGATTTCAATGAAAGCGGATGGTGTATCTAATACTCCTTTAACTGGTACGGCTCTTTCCTATACTCCTGTAGCTACTGGTGCAGATGCGTGTATGGTTGATTCGTACTATGCTACAATCACTGAAATTATCGATGCTTCGAACTGGTATGATAATCTTTTAGAACTATCTATTTCAGGTGGAGATTTCTCATTGGGTGTTGGAGAAAGTAAAACCCTAGTGGTTTATGCTATCCCTTATAGTGGTGCATCCTTTAAAGTACCTAATTCATATCTTGATTTCAGTTCTGGTAGTTGTGCAACTGCTGGAAGCCATACTGGTGTTGTCACGGGAGCATCGGCTGGAATAGCCATTGTCTCAGCATCGGCTACATCGGCTTCTTTAGTAAATGGTTCTGTTACTGTC